CTACAGAAGAGCCTTCTTTTTACTTCTTTGGGGGGAGGACTTATTCCCTTTTTGAGGCCCCTGTAGGTGTAGCAAGGTGTCAAGGGGCACAGCCCCGGCCTTCAGATCATCGTCCATAAGCTGCTGATAGACCTGGAGGGTGAGCTTTACATCCTTGTGGCGCAACCTGGCCGCCACCACCTTAGGGGGAAGGCCAGCCCGCAAGGCCAAGGAGGTGTAGGTGTGGCGGAGCCCGTGAAGGTTGATGGGGGTAACTCCGGCTTTGGCCTGAAGCTCGTTAAAGGCCCTAAGAACATTGCGGTACTCCAGGGGTGTTCCACGACGGGAAGGGAAGATAAGACCGTGCTCCTGCCAATCTTCCGCCTGTTCCCGCTCCGCGTCCAGCCGCTTCTGCCAGGTGGCCAGGGCCACCTGTGTATCTGGGTCAAGGTAAAGGTAACCCATGGATCCCGGTGTTTTGGGTGGCCCCAGGGTGCCATCCCTTCTTAGCGTGTGGCGCACCCAAAGGCGATCCCCTTGCCAATCCTCCCAGCGAAGAGCGAGGGCCTCCCCTATCCGTAGCCCGGTGGCCAGCATAAGCCGAAAAAGGGTGTGAAGGCGGTGATCCTTGGAGGCCTCCAGGAACCTGGCCACTTCTTCCGGGGTCCAGGCCCGTGCCGGCCTTACCGCACCCCCTTCCGGTGGATCTACGGCGTCCATAGGGTTGGAAGGGATTAAATCGGTGCGGACGGCATCCCGTAGGGCGGCCCGAAGGAACTGGTAAATGTGGCGGCGGTGCGAAGGGGAAAAGTGGGCTAGATTAGCGAAAAAGGCCCGAAGCTGCAAGGAGGTTAGGCGTGGCAAGGGGATGCCCAGGAGGGGTTCCAGGTGGCCCATGTAGACCCGGTAGTTGCGGATAGTGGTGGGGCGAAGCCCTTTCCGCAACGCGCGTTCTTCTACCCAGTGAAGGAGCCAGTCCCCCAGCTTCAATCCAGATGGATCCGGTACGGTGCCGGTCCACGCTTTGGGAAGGAGGCGGGCTAGCTTCTCAGCCACTTCCTGGCGGGTACGGCCATAGACCCACTTTTTGCGCTGGCGGCCGTCCGGGGTGTACCCGAGGGTCACGAAGCCGGCCCAGCGGCCATCCTTGCGCTGGAAGATGGAGCCTTCTCCCCTGCCTCGTTTACGCTTCATAGGCGGCTTTTGCTCAAAAACCTCTGTCAGTTCCAATCAGAAAGCCAGACCTTCAGCCGGCCATCCGCATCTGGCTTGATGAGGTAGTAAGTGCTGAAGGCTTTGTTGAGCACTTCCTTGGGGGGCCTGTCTTGGCAAACCAGGGTTTGCTGCCACTTCTTGCTGACGTAGACTTCGGCCATGTCGAGCAGGGCTTCCACGGCGGTGATCCGCATGGGTTCAAGCTCTTCGGTCCGAAGCACGCACCCCCGGCTCTGGCGTTCCCGGATGAAGGGGAGAACCTTCCGTTCCAGGAAGTCTGCGAAGGCCCACTCGTAGAGGGGGGCCCAGTCGTTGGTGCTCAAGGCGTAGCGATAGGCTGAGTCGTAGCCCCTCACCACGGCCTCGGGTGAGGAGACCGGGCGTTTGGCCTTTTGGGGCGAAGACCCCTGCGTCAAAAGGAAGAGGAAACCGAGGACTATCAGGATGGCGATGCCCACGTAAAGTGTTTCCTTCCGGGTTTGGGCAAGCCAGTTTTTGAAGTGGATTGCGAGGCCATCCCAAAATCCCGGAGACTTTGGCGCTTCCCAAAGACCGAGCTTGCGCATGGCGGCCTCGGAGGAAGCCGCCTGGTATAGAAGCCTCAACTCCTCGGGTCCCCAGGTCAGCACCCCTAGGGCTTCGGCGTTTTCCAGCGCCGGCTTGGTGAACCCCGAGGGGCAGATGAGGATGCCCTTGTGGGTCCTGTGGAGGTCTTTGGCCGCATGGGTCAGCCTCACCAGGTTGGCATCTGCGGGCGTGGAAAGGTTTTTGCACTGGATGAGGTAGCGCTTGCCCTGGGGGCTTATGGCTTCCACGTCAAGGCCGTTGTCCGGGGCGTTGGTCTGGCTTGGGCGGGAGGCCTTCCACCCGGGCAGGCGGGCGAAGAGGGCCTGGACCACCACCTCAAGAAGCTCCCCCCTATCCGCCTGGACCAAATAGGCCGGGTCCTCAAGCAGTTTTAGCAGCGGATCGGGCCTCATTTGACTTCGTGGGAAAGACCCCCCTATGAGCCAAGATTCAGTCAAGGTGCCTATTGTTTCTGGGCGTTCCATTCAAGGTAAACGCTCACCATGTTCTGGTTGGAAGGGCACTGGCTCGTGAGGGGGCTGATGGTTTTGCCGATGAAGTAAGTGCTTTGTATCCGACCTTCAAAAGCGATTGAAATGACGGAGTTTCCAGACTGGGAGCTAAATACCATGTTGCCGTTTATGGTGCCGTCCTGTCTTATTTGCGCGGTCACGTCTCCGTAAGCGGCGGGTTGCCCGGGGGTATAAGCTCGGACGGTGCCCGACACATTTGAGCCGCTTTGGTTGAGGGAGAATCTTAACTCCCCTGTGTTTATCGGGTCTTCAGGGCAATCTGCTTTGTTGAGGGGGCGAGTTTTAGCCGTGAGGTCAAGCCACGTGCCGGTGGCGTTTATGGGCGGGTTGGAGCTGCATGCCGCCAGTACCAGGCCGAAGACCACTAAACCCCACCGTATTCCTGATGGTTTCATATCACTTCACCTCCCGGATGCTGATCTTCCGGTAGACCTCCCCAATCACGCGCACCTCCTCGGGTTCCAAAAGCGGGCCTTTCGGGTTGTCCGAAATCAAAATCCAGCGGTTGCCAAGCTTGCGGGCCCGTTTGATGGTGATGCCGTCCCCGATGATCTCCACAGCGTAGACCCGGCCTTCCCGAAGCTCCTTGAGGTTCTGGTCCACCAGGACAAGGTCTCCGTCCCGGAGACCGTCTTCCTCCCCGGTGTCCATGGAGTCCCCTTCCACCTGGATGAGCACGGAGCCCGGGCGTACCAGGGGGCGGGGGACGGGCATGCTCCCGGACTCGGGCCAAGGCCGCCCCGCCACGCCGGAGCCCACCACGGGCACCCAGACCACATCCTCCCGAGGCTCCCCCGAGGGGCGGTAGACCAGGGGCACGTCCAGGCCCGTGGCTTCGGCGAACTCCTCCGGGGTCCACCGGAGGGCGCGAAGCAAAGCAAATAGGCGTTCCGCTTGAAGCTTGGTGGGCAAACTGGAGCCTGTTTCTAAGGCGGAAATCATGGTTTGGGAGACTAGAGGCTCCGGTCCATCCAAAGCAGTCAGTTCTGCTAGACGCTCTTGGGTCAAGCCTAGTTCTTCGCGCCTTCTGCGCAAAGCTTCGGCCCATGGCGGCCTAGACTTAACCCTCACGGCCACGTCTCCAATGTATTGGAGAAGCATGCCCTCACTTTACTAGGCGCATCGTTACCAATGCTTGACTAATCATTAATGTGCTGGTAAGGTGTGGGTATGCAGGTCTACAGGGTAGACGAGGTAGCCCGCATGTTTAAGGTCAGCCGCATCACCGTGCTGAGATGGATAAAGAACGGCAGGTTGCGAGCCCGCAAACTAGGCAAGGGTTACAGGATTACGGAGCAAGACCTGGACCTTTTTTTGAACGCAGATACCAATGGATTGGTAAAAGGGGGTAGCCGTGATTGAGCTGGCGGCCCCCTACTTCCTCCTCGCCCTCGCCCTCTACGCCCTGCTGGGCGTCTACGTGCGGGCCCGGTACGGCCAGCCCGGGCCCGCCCTAGCCGCCGCCATGGCCTTCCTGGCGGGGCTCATGGCGGCGGTGCTGGTGGTGCTGGCCGTGGGAGGTGGAAGGTGAAGCGGATAAGCGAGGATTCCTGGCTCTGGCGGTGGGGACTGGACGCCCTTGGGGGCATCATTGCGGGCCTGATTCTGGGCCTGGCCCTGATGCTTGCCCCCGTTCCAAAGGGGTGATAGTTATGCGGCTTTTGCGGCTTCGGGAAGTGTCTCAAATGTACGGCATCCCGATGGACAGCCTTTATCGGGCAGCCCGGTCGTCTCCGGCTGATCCCCATCACCTTCCCCATGTACGCCTGGGGGCGGGCGGAACCATCTGGACCCGGGAGGACTGGGTGGAGGAATGGCTCATGCGGATGCGTTCGGATGCGGGCATTCCGCGCCGGCGGTGGTCCAGCGCGAAGGACCTGCAAGCGGAGATAAAGCGCCTGGAGCAGCGCGGGAGGTGAGTGATGAAGGAGCGGTTGGAAAGGGCTTTGGGGATTGCGTTGGATCGGGCAAAACGGGAGATGCGGGCGTTGATTGGACGGGCAGACAACCCCCCTGTTATCGCCTTGGCCCTGGATCGGATGGCGGCAGAGGTTGATCCCGTGGCCGAGCCTGCTCGGGCTTTGAACGCCTTTGACCGCCATCTTGGCCTGGACCGGCTGGCCTCATGGGCAGACGTGCAGCGCGTGCTGAATGCGCTCGAAGCGGTAGAAGAGGCCGAGGGAATACGGCATGTATCCATAAGTGCCCCCGGGCGGATCCTGGCCAGCGAACATAACGAAGAACTTATGGAGGAGGGGGGCTCCGACCCCTTCGCCCAGGATCAGGTGGTCCGGCAAGCCCTGCAGCGTCTTGGCCTGCCGGTGAACCTTATCGGCCCTCTCTTGCGGCGCGTCGTGCGGTATCTCCCTCTCGGCGCAATTGTTGAGACCGCGGAGACCGGGGACTGGTGGGTGCTGAGCCGGTGGGGGGTGAGCTGGACCAGCACGCCCATCCACCCAATGGCGTTTGTGCGCGCCGGCTATCCGCCCCGCATCGCCGAGCTGCTCTATAAGGGCCAGGAGATTTCCGAGGAAGCTGTTAAGGCGGAACGGCTGCTCATGCGCTTGCAGGAGTTGGGGTACGAGGTGACCGTTTGGCCAGAGCCTCGCGATTCATCGTTGGAGTCGTGGGAATGGATTGCCATGGCCCTAGTGGACGGCGTTGAGGTGGCGGAGGCCTGGGGAACGAACCATGACGAGGCCATCGTGGCCCTGGCCCGGGAGCTTGGCCATGCGGAAGCGGCTGACTAAAGCCCAGTTGTACGAGCAGGCCGAGAAGGCCTTCTTCGCCTTCCACGTCTATAAGAACCCGGATGGTCCGGGCTGGATCGCGCACGGGATCCACCGCGAGTACCGGAGTATCTGGGCGGCCACAGGCGAAACGGAACGGAAGGCCATTGAGAATCTCTTGTTTGCAAAGGAGCAATCATGATCCAGTTCCCTCCCGATATGCCCGAGGACATCCGGGCCCAGCTAGAGGAAGTGGCTCGGAAGTCCCCAAAGATGGCGGAAGGCCTCTTACGGATCTGGCAGGCCAAGAAGGAGCGGGAAGCCAAAGCCCAGACCGGAACAAAGGCCAGGGTTGAGGAGGCAAACCAGGCGGAGGACTCCCCTCCCCCCGTTTCCTGGAAAGCGACCCGTGTTGAAACGGCAGAAAAGGCCCCTCAGGTGGAGGCCCCGGAGGAAACCACTAGTCCCTCTCTAGTGCCCCAGGCCGACCCCACCTGGCGGGACGTGCGGGCCTTTGAGTGGCAGGACCTCCTCACCAAAGCAGAGGACCTCCTAAAGCGCTGGGGGCACTGGGAGCGACTTGGGCCCCTAGCCCCCATGGTGCGCCTTTTGGTGGCCCACGCCATCCGCTTTGGTGCCCGGCAGGACCCTTCGCGCGAGGCTCACGTGTTCTTGGCCCAATGGGAGCTGGCGGCCATGCTGGGGGTTTCTGAGCGTACTGTGGAGCGGTGGCTGCACGGCCCCGCCTATGAGCGGTACCGCCAGATAGCCCGCATGTGGGTAGCCTGGGAGGTCTGGAGGACGGATGGGGAAGGCATCGGGCGCGCCCATGCCGTGAAGGGAGGCACGGTCTGGCGGGTCCGGCTCCGCCCTATCTTCCGGGCCAGGCCCCTTACGGTCCTGGCCCCCTATCTGCGCTTTCCCTGGCGGGACCTGAAGGAGGACAAGGCCAAGGGTAGAACCGCAAGGGTCCTGAGTACCTCAGACTCAATGTCGGGATATAAAGAGAGTCTTCTTCTAGGACAAGGGATAACTCTCCAAGGTGTAGTAGGTGCGCCGTTAGCCACCCTGGTTCAAAAACAAAACCCGTTACTTCCCTTATATCCCGACACTGCCCGGAACCTGCGGGCACTCCTCCGGGCGGCCAGCATCCCGGGGGGCCGCGAGGGAAGGCGGCGGTGGGCCCAGGACGTGGCCGCGGCCATCAGCGCCGCCCTTGGGGACGCCCAAAGCTTCCGCTTCTGGCTCCGGGTGGTGTGGGCGGCCCTGAAGGCGATCCTCTTCGGCGGGGGGGACGGAGCCCTGCGGGTTCTGGCCCGTGTGATCTACATGGCCCAGGAGGCTAAGGAGGACGGCTTTGCCCGCAAGCCCGGGGCCTATGCCCAAGGCCTCCTCCGTCGGGAAGGGTACTGGGACCTGGTCAATCCCTTCCGGGCCTTCAAGGTGGGGGTGGTGGCATGAGGCTGGATCGGGTGAACCTGCGGGCAGTTTCGGACATCCTGCGGGCCATGGTGAAGGAGGCTATGATGGAACCGGGGAAAGTGGTCCGCATGGCCCTGCCTACCAGCCCCGCGGACGGGGTGCAGGTGTTCCTCAAGGCCGGGGAAGATGTCCTCTTTTTGGCTATCCGCCGCCCTGGAGGCAAGGAGGACCCTAAGGAAGTGCTAGCCCTGGCCAAGGCCATGGGCCTAGTTCCAGGGGAGCCCTACCACGCCAAGGGCAAGGAGGTGCGCCCGGGCTTAGGCCGCAGGAGCTACCTGGTAGCCCGCTGCAAGCTGGACCCCACCGTGTGGGAAGGCCGGAGCGTGGATGAGGTGCTGGAGGCGGAAGATGGGCAGGTAGCTTAAACCGCCAGAGGAAAGGCGCGTTGTGCTTAGCATGAGCCTACGACCTCTGGAAGCCGCCTTCATCCGCCGGGAAGCGGCAAGAAGGGGGTTGACCATCAGCGAGTACCTGAGGCAACTTGTAGCCCAGGACCGCGCCCAAACGGAAGAGGAAATGCGCTGCATGTCGGAGGTGCCATGACCCGAAACACCGCGTTAAGCCTGGTCGCTTTGGTCGCCATAGGGCTTTACTTCCTGGCTCAGGTGCGCCCCGGAGGTACACCCCGCCCCTCCATCCCGGAGGTGCAGAGCGGAGAAATGGCCCCAGGCACGCAAACCGCCGCCCCGGAGGAGCAGGGCGCACCCCATGTCGTCCCGGATCTCTGCCGCGCACGAATCACGTGGCTGACGCGCGGAGGCGAAGAGGTGCGGTTTGCCTACGAAGGGGAAGCTGAAGCGCTGCGCGCGCGGTGGCCCTCCGGGCAGTACCTAGCCCGCATAAGCGACGTCTGCACCGGCACGGAGTGCCGCTTGGTGTTGCCGCGGCCCACCCTCTCGGAGGTACAAATCGCACTAGATACCTGCCCATGGGTAAAAGTGCCTTGACACCTAGAAGCGTGCTATGATGCGGGTGATGGTACTCAAAAAAGGCCGCCCCTCAAAGCGTCTGGTGGAGCTGGCGAGCCGCAAGCGCGATCCCATCCGCCCTGAAAGCATGTCCTTGGCCGAACTCCTCTACTCCCTGCTTGGCAACCAAAAGGCGGCGGAGGCCATCGCCGATGCTCTGAACGGGGATATTCGCAACATCCATAACTGGGACGTGAGGGACTTGGAGGCCCTTCCGGGGGTGGGTCAGGGCACGGTGGGCAAGCTGGTGGCGCTGGTGGAAATCATCCGCAGGCTCGTGCAGAATCGGTAATCTCCGCGGCGCATCTCCGAGACGCACCTCCCCCGCGCATCTCCGCCCCGCACCGCCGGGGCGGGCTTTTGTGCGCCCATTGCGCCCGCCCAGCATGGGGGCATGGCGGAGTACCAACGGGTGCCCGTGGGCAAGGATGCGCCCCTGCAGCCGGGGAAGCTCTACGAGCTTGTCCTAGCCCACAAGGGTGGGGACATCTCCCGCGTGACCCGTTCGGGCCTGGAGAAAGCGCTCCAGCAGCGCTACGGCCCCGGGGTCCGGGTCCTGGACTGGGGCAAGCGGGGGGCGGACCTGGTCATCCGCCTGAAGGTGGCCTCCACGCAGAACGCCTCCACGCCACCGACCTACGGGGGCGGGGGGTGCGGCTCCACCCGGTGCCCGCAGCCCATGGTGTGGTACGGGGGCACGGAGGAGTACGTCTACCCCGCGGTGCTGCCTGTGGTACTCACTGCGGCGGCGGTGGCGGCGGTGCTCTATTTGGTGTGGCGGATCATTTCCGAGCTGAAGGAGGCGGTTGAGCTAGTGCCCGCCCCTGCACGGGGGATCGCCGTGGCGGGAGCAGGGATAGGCGCTGGCGCCATGGGCCTGGCCGCCCTGGGCGTGGTGGCCCTGGCCCTGGTGGGCGGAAGGAGGAGAAGGTATGCCTAAGCGGAAGACCCGGAAGAAGAGCAGGAAGTCCCGGAGGTAGGCCATGTTAAAGCTCCGCTTGCCGGAGGAGCTTTTGGGCGATAAGGCCGTGCTGGAACAGGAGGGGGCTTCAGAAGGGAGCCAGGAGGTGCGGGCCATTCCCTTGGAAGGCCCCCTGGACCCCGTCCTAGAGGAGGCCGTGGAGTCCCAGCCCATGGTGGGAGGGGGGGTATTCGCAGGATCCGCGGAGGCCTTCTCCGGTGAACGTGAGGGCAGCGGCCCCGTCCAGGACGCAAACCCACCCCAAACGGCCACACCCCCTGTCAAGAAAACCCCCCTGGGGTTTCTGGCGGCCCTCGGGGCCGGGGTGGCGGTAGTCCTGGGCCTGGCCCTGGGCATGAAGGGAGGAGTGAGTGGAGGCGGTAGCGGAACCCACGCCGGGACAGGGAGCGCCCCCGGGGTCAGTGACCCCCGGGCCCCCGCCCCCAGACTCTGGGAGTGAGCCTGGCTTCCAGCCCATAGACGACACGCAGGTAACCGGGGAGCCCGGCTTCCAGGACCTGCCCCCGGCCCTGGAGCCCGTAATCCCCTTCACCGGGGAGGAGCTGGCGAACGGTACCGCCATGCTCCTGGCCTTGGGCCTGAGGCTCCAGTCCCCCGAGGAGGTGGAGGCCTTCCAGCGGGCCTTTCAGGCCAGCACCTTCCTGCCCCCGGCCCAGGTGCTGGACATGCTCAAGGTGGGGGAAGCGCTGGCCCAGTACGGCATCGGGAAAAACCGCTTGCCAGGCATGGGCCAGGCGGAAAACCTGCCCCCCTGGGTGCGGGTAGCCCTGGGCGGGGTGGTGTTGGCCGCGGCAGCGTATGGAGGTGTGCGTGCCCTACTGGATGTACGTGCTGCTAGGTCTAGTGGGCCTAGCCCTCATGGGGGTGACCCGGATGAGCGAGCCGACAGTACCCCGTAGCGGGCGATATTTCTGGCCCATCAACCCCAGGAAGCCCAGGCCCGATGTGCGGTTTTTGGACCCCGATTACTACCGGGGCATACCTGGCTTGGTCCCGCCCGGATACTGGCACACGGGCATAGACCTAAACGGTCCTGGGGGAGGGGACACGGACTGCGGCCAGCCCGTCCACGCCATGACCGATGGCCGCGTAGTCTTCGCGGGCCGCCTGCCCGGCGTGTGGGGGAATGTGGTTGTCATCTGGCACCCCCACGCCGCGGTGTGGACCCGGTACGGCCACCTGCGGGACATCCTGGTGCGCCGTGGGGATGTGGTGCCTGCGGGAGCCCAGATCGGCACCATCGGCAAGATGACCATAGGCGGCTACTGCCACCTGCACTTCGACGTATTCGTACGTCAGCCCCCGGCTAGTGAGGGGCTTTGGGGCTTCTTCCCCCGGGGCGGGGAGGAGGCCCGGCAAAAGGTCCTCACCTATTGCGTGGACCCCGAGGCCTTCTTGGCCAAGCAGGCCCAGGCGGGGAGGCTTTTTGAGCCGCCGCGCTGGACCGCCTGAAGGAGGAGCAGATGATGGAGTTTGCCAAGGAAAACGCCTTCCTCCTGGCCGTCCTGGCCGGGGGGCTTTACCTGGGCCTGGGCCGGGCGAAGAACCTGCGGGAGGGCAAGGGTTGCCCCAAGTGCGAGACCGCCCAGGCGGTGGTGGCCTTTGCCTTAGCGGCCTGGGCCGGATGGGAGCTGTGGCGGGTGTACCAAGAGAGGTAAGCCCGTAGAATGGAAGTATGCCTTTGCCCGCCGCCTTGGAAAAGGAGATTGAGCGCTTCAAAGAGGCCTACGGCCCCGGCTGGAGCCGCCGCCTCCAAGCCTTGCTGCGGGAGGAAGCCCGCCGGAAGAAGGCCAAGCAGGAGTTGGCAGCGTTCATGCGCCAGGTGGCCGGGCGTTCCGGGTTAACAGAGGAAGAGGTTTTCGCCCATCTTGAGGGTCGTTCTTGACACCAACGTCCTCATCGCTGCCCTGCTGACCAAGGGCAAAGCCCACCGGCTGGTACGCCACTTCGGTTTGGAGGAAGAGGCTTTTGACATCCTCTCCTCCAAAGAGCAAATCGCTGAGCTGAAACGGGTGCTTCGGGAAAAGTTCCCTGGGGTCTTGAGCCGGGCGGAGGTGGGTACTTTCATTAATCACTTTCGGGAAGTTGCCGTGATGGTCAAGCCCCAATCCGGGGTGAAGCACTCCCCTGATCCTGACGACAATATCATCCTAGGGATCGCCCTGGCCGGAGAGGCCAACTACCTGGTGACAGGGGATAAGGATGACCTACTTAAACTCAAAAAGATGGCGGGGACAAAGATTATCGGCCTCAGCAGTTTTTTGAAGCTCGTTTCTCGTTATGGGCGGTAGGCAGACCTTCCGCATCCTCATCATCGGTAAGTCAGGCTCGGGGAAGAGCACCCTGGCCCGGCAAATCGTGCAGGGCATGGAAGGCCGCTTCCGCCGCCTGGTCATCGTGAACCGCAAGACGGAGTTCTGGGATCTGGCAGAGGGGCGCTACCGCGTGGGGGAGGAGGGGGACCCCGGGCCTGCCCTCAAGCGCCACACCCGGGTGCACTTCCACGTGACGGGCTATGACCCCCGCAGATTCCTGGACGCCCTGGGCCAGGAGGTCATGCGATTGAAAGACGTCCTCCTGGTGGTGGACGAGGCCCACCAGTTCTTCCCCAGGGGGCAGGTACCCCGGGGGCTCTTCGAGGTGCTGACGGGAGGCCGCGAGGCCGGCCATTCTGTGATCTTCGTGACCCAGATGATGCGGGGGGCAGTGGGGGGCATTGATCCCGGGGTGCGCCGCCAGGCCTCCCACCTGGTCACCTTCCGGGTGTCGGAGCCCAACGAGGTGCGGGCGGTGGCAGAGATGTTTCCCGAGCTGGGGGAGCGGGTGGCGGGGCTCAAGCGCCCCGAGGGAGGCCTCCCCCCTGAGTACGGGGTGAAGGACCTGGACCGGGACCGGGCAGGATTGGTCTTGCGGGACCCGCGGGACCCCAGGCGGCGAGTGTACGTGCCCCTAGCGTCCTAGAGCCCGTTTCCCCGAGGCGGAGGTGCGCGGCGCATCTCCGCCTCGCACCTTTGTCGCCCTGCATCTCCGCCCCGCACCTCCCGCTGAGCGCACCGCCGCGCCCTTTTCTCTTTCCCCCTGCCCCGCCCACCATGGCCCTCGTAAGGAGGGCGAATGGCGGACACGGCGGCAATCGCGGCGCAGGACATGCGCAAGCTGGCCCAAACCTCCAACCCGCTGGAGGTGGTGCAGAACCCCATTGTGGTCTCGGTGAGCCTGGGGGTACTAGGGGCCTACCTGGCCAGGAAGAGCCTCTACTCCAGTCGGCGGGACCTCTTCGGGTGGGCGGCCAAGGGGCCGGATGGGCGCATCCACTACTACCAGGTAGGTCCTGACGGCAAGCCCGACACCACGAAAGAGGTGAGCAACGCCTATACCAACCGCATCCTCTTGAACCTCAGCGGGGTGATCCTGGGTTCCTTGCTCATCAACAACAAGCTGACCGATGACCCGATGGTGGATTACATCGGCTTAGGCGTGGCGGCAGGGTCGTTTGCGAACCTCGTCATGGCGATTTTGAACATCGACTAAGGAGGCAAAGATGCAGGAGGCGTTCAACCGGATCAAGGCACTTCGGCCTGGGGCGCGGCCCGTGACCATCCTGCGGTCCGGCCCCGAGTTTCGGACCTACAGCGGCACGCAGCGGGTGAAGGTGGGCGAGTTCGTGGTGCCCGCGGGGGCAGCTTGGGTGATCCCTAACCCTGTCCCCATCATCCTGAAGCTGTACGACACCGCGGGCAACCAGCTTCCCCACACCACGGACGTCTTCTTTGCCAAGCGCACCAAGGGCTTTGACTTCCCTGAGTTCCTCATCAAGGCCCAGTACGCCAGCTACTACGACTTAAGCGAGGCCCAGCTCAGGGATACGAAGTTCTACCAGAACATCCTGCAGACCGCATCCCCCCTGCGGGCCCCCACGCCCCCCACGGGCCTGGTCTTCCGGGAGGGGGACACCTTGGAGGTGTACGTGGAGGCCCCCGCGGGCGTCACGGTGAACCTCAATGATCCCAGGACCCGCATTGAGCTTCCGGTGGGCGTGGACAACTCCAACCCCACCCTTTGAGGAGGTGTCATGAGCTTACTTGAACGGATCCGTCGGGGCGTGGGCCAGGCCTTCGGGCGGGGGCTGGACGTCTTCCGGGGGGACGTGCCCCAGGTGCAACCCGCCCAGGCCCCGGTGGCCCCTCCCCCGCCTCCCCCGGCGGCGGTGCAGGTGGGGGTCTGGGGCTTCACCTGGATCGACAACGAGGATTTTGAGGCCACGGGTCTGGCCTACCGGGCCAACGAATACTTCCCTGTGGCCCAAATGCGCACCCCGGAGACTGCCCACTTCCGCATCCTGGCCCAGGAGCGCCGTTTGCGGATTTACATCAAAGGGCAGAAGGTCTTTGCAGGCCAGAACCTGGCTTCTGCCGCCAACCGCACGGTCAACCTGCCTGGTCTCGTGCAAACTCCTCAAGGGAAGCCCACCTTGCCCAGCGTGTACCATCCAGAGATCGCCGCTTGGGCCAAAGTGGGCGGGGTATGGCAGGCAATCCCGATCGTGAGCGTTAACTACAACACGGGAGACGTGACCATCCAGGAGCCCGCCGGGGTCACTGATCCTCAGGGCATTGAGGTCTACTACGTGCACGGGGATGGCCAGTTCCGCCTCCGGGTGGCCCGGGACGGGGGCGGGGTGGACGACAGCGTGGCCACGGTGTTCAACCAGTCCTTTGCCACAATGCACGCCATCGACCAGAACAACCTGGAAACCATGATCGCCTGGCCCCAGCAGGTGGAGCTGGTGCCCGGCACCCGCCTGGTGCTGGAGGTCTTCACCCAGAACACCCCCATCGTCTGGAACGAGCGGGCCGGGCACTACATCCAGATCGCGGCCCTGGCTCGGCGGATTGAGGTGGTGGATAAGGGCCGTCTCGTGAGGTTGGCGGAGATCGAGGCTAGGGGCGGCCTGTAAGGGGGGCGTTATGGGCGGCAGCTACGACTTCAGCATTGCCAATTCCTTCAACGCCTCTTCCCCCACGGCGAATCCCTTCCCTCTAGGGGGAAATGACCTCCCCCTCTGGCAGCAGCTCCTTGTAGGGGCAGGCCAGTTATCTTCAGTGCTCGATCCCTACATCTTCACCGAGCAGGAAAGGGCCCAGGCTGAGCTTCAGCGGCTCCAGTATCTGGCCGAGATGGAGAAAGCACGTCAGGCCGGCATTGAAACTCAGCCGCGCGTCCCCATCTGGGCCTGGCTGCTGGCGGGGGGAGCTGTCGTGGTCGTGTTGGTCCTGCTCTTGAGGGAGTAAGCATATGGAGATCCTGGCGGGCATTGCAGCTGGTGCCGGTGCAATCGGCAATCTGTTAGATGACTGGATCTTTACGGATCAGGAGCGTATGGCCCTGGAGTCCCAACAACAGATGGCCCAGGCCCAGCTGGAAGCCGCGAAACTGGCTCAGGAACGGGCCATGTTGGAAGCCGCGGCTAAAGCCCGCCAGGCCCAGGCCATCATGGTGGCCGCCTTAACCCTTGGGGCAGCCGTCGTGGTGGCGGCATTCATCTGGAGAGCAGCATGAACAGCGATACCCTTTTAGGCATCGCGGCTATCGGGGCAGTTGGCATCGGGGGCCTTATTGCCTGGAGGGTGTTGGATCCTAATCGCCAGCGGGTGGCCTACGCGCCAGGGCAGCAGGTTCCGTATCCCCCTGGGCAGCCGGCATTGCCCCCTTCCCAGCAACCAGCTTTGCCCCCTTCCCGGCAACCAGCTTTGCCCGCACCTGCCCCTACTCCTCAACCTCCTGTAGCTCCACCTTACTATCCACCCCCTCAGACTCTTCCGCCAACGACTCCCCCGCCAACAACGACTCCCCCGCCAACTCCTACAGTGACCAAGGGGCAGCTTTGCTCTGAAACCAAAGCAAATCTCCAAAAGCTTCAGTCGTTGGCCGATGATGTGCGAAAGAAGCTGAACGATCTGGTGGCAAAGGGGTCCAGTGCGGATGTTAACTGCTGGAGCTACGCCAAGCGGGAGGCGTGCTTCTGGGAAATCTGCTCCCCTGCCCTGGGCGGAAACTACGACGCCTGCATGAAGTACGTAAAAGGCGAGGGGTCCAGGCCTGGCAACCTCTTCAACTTCGATGATTCTCGAGCCGTGGATGCCGCGGCTCAAGAATACAAGAAACTGAAGGATGAATTGGCCACCTACGAAACCCAGATAGAGGCTTTGCGTAAGCAACTGACGCAACTCGCGAGCGAAGGGGTGGTGTGCTGATGGAGTGGAAGGACGTACTGGACTCGGGCGTGGCGGTCGTGGCCTTCTTGGCCTTCTTGCGCCTCGTGTTCGTGGATGTGGCCGAAATCCGAGCCAGGATGTCCCGCCTGGAAGAGGCTCAGCAGAAGTCCAATAACCTGCTGGCGCGCTTGGTGAACGCGGCGGAAGCCATCACCTTTCGGCACGGCGTTCGCCTTCGGAAGGAGGAGGAAGCGTGATGGATAGCCGGACACTGCTATTGATGCTGTTAGGGGGCGGGATTGCGGCGTATTTGGCCTACTCCCTGGCCAAAGGGCGGGCTCAGGAGCCGGCTCCGAGTCAGATTCCTGAGCAGCCCCCTTCGGAGGTTCCGGGTGGCTCTCCGCCCTATGTGGTGGATCAGGCCCCCAGCCCCTTTGGCCTAGGGGTCCTGGATCCTGGGGCCCTGTGCCGGGTGGCTCCTAGCCTGTGTGGCTGGTTCAACCCTAGCTATGCCGGCAACGGGCTGTGGGGGTGAGGATGCAGGGACTCTTTATCCTGGCGGCTGTTCTTGGAGGATGGGTGGCCGGATCGTGGCTAGCCAGGCGTTCGGCTAAGAGCCAACCGCCAGTGCAAGCCCCATCGCCATCACAGGGCGTGCTCTGCCCCCAGGTGATGGCCACTTGTAAGGACGGCTCGGTGGTTCCGACCCCATGCGATTGCGCTTCAAGGGGAGGCGTAGCCGGGGTCGGGAGCCAAGTCAAACTGCCTTCCCCTTCGGTCCCCCCTAGTCCGCTTCCCAGGGTCGGGAAACTGCCTTCCCCTTCCCCTAGTCCGCTTCCCGGGGATCTGGTCATGTGCCCTCAGGTGATGACCCAGTGTGGGGATGGATCCTGGGCCCCCACCCCGTGCGACTGCCGTAGCCGTGGGGGGGTAGCTAGCAAGCCCTGGGGGGTGATGGCATGAGTCCCTTGGACCTGATCCCGCCCAAGGACCTGTGGATGATTTGGCTGGTGCAAGCCCTGCTAGCCGTGGGGGTCATCGCTCTCGTGGCCGGGCTCCTGGTGCGTCTGGTGGCCGGGATTCCGGTGGTTGGGCCGATTCTGGCAGGCATCATCCGCATGATCGCCGGCAACTACGAGCGTTGGCTCTCCGAGCGGGTTCCCAAGCTGGCTGAGCAGGCGGTGCTGGCGGTGGAAGAAAAGTACCGGCGGAGTGAGCTACCGCCGGCTGAGCGGGCTAGCCAGAAGCTGGAGGAGGCCATCCAAATCTTGCAAACGTTGGCCCCGGGTCTGTCGCGGGATATCGCCCAGCGGCAGATTGAGGCCGCCCTGGCCCGTGTTCGGGCCATGGGCATGGAGCAGAAAGCGGGAGGTGGCAAATGAAGGGTTGGCTAGTTTTTGGTGGAGCGATGGCGGTACTTGTGGCAGTGGTAAGTGCACGAGTATTTAGCCGAACGCCCACTACCACCAATCCTGCGACCTCTTCCGCAAACAACCAAGCGCCTTCGACACCAACCACACCTTCCATAAACAACCAAACGCCTTTACAACCGACAACGCCCACGCAAACAGATGATCCGCGATACCAAAACCCAGGCCAACCCATGACTCAGCGCCATGGCCCTGAGTGGTACTCTGCTCTAAAGCAGCGCATCTTAGGGCATTGCTGGAAAAGTCGTGGTGGGAGAGATAAGGCCCTGAGGATTTTGGAGGATGCATACGCCCGTTGTAAAACCTCGGCAGTGTTTTGTGAACTTTACGCAAGCACCCTTAGCGATTTGGCTAACTTTGACCGCATAGAGTTTATTAGCGAATATAAAGAGCGTGCGGATGAACTAGTAAGTGAGTTCCTGTGGGGGCCTGTTCGTCAAGTGGCATGGCTTAATAGGAACTCCGACTATTTTGCGCCGGATAGTAAGGTCGCATCGCAAGTAGAAGACATTCTCGTACGTATGCGAAAAGCGGAACTGCCCTTGCCCGCAACCTTCTGGGGGGTGATAAACCCCGATACACCAAAAGAGCCGTCCCTCTCTGTGGCCGTCTCTCTATTGCGCAGTGCCGGTGTGGAGGTGTTACCAGAGGATGCAGTTATAGGGGAGAAAAACTGGGCTAGGCGAAACGAAGTGTTGACGACACAAGCAATCCGGTTATGGGAGGTGGCACAGTGCAACTAATAGATGGGGTCCGGTTCGGGGCTGGCTTCATCGTGGGAGCCGTTTTGGTCTGGGTTGGCCTGGCCCTCATTCTGGCCATAGTAGGAGCCCTGTTGGGCGTTCAGAAGGAGTGAGGGGTGGAGGAGAAGACCTTTTGGCAGGCCTACAAACAGGGTCTAGGGGTGGGGTTAGGGCTCCTCACCATTTACCTCGTGGCTCTCATCCTGATCGGGGCATTCGTAGTACGTCCCGCACTTGAAAATTTGAGCGCCCCTGGCCAGAGTGCACCTAAAGGAGGTGGCGCGTGTTCAACCTCTTGGGTTTGAAGCAAGAGGATTTGGCTAATCTCCCCCAGCGCGTTCAGGAGGCCCTAACGGGCTTGCGGGACGACTTGGCCTGCTTGAAGGACCAGTTGGGAGCGATCCAGCGCACCTTGGAGTACGAGTTCGGCAGGCCCCGGCGGGACCTGCAAGGCCACGACCCAGCTCGGATGCCCCTGGTGGCCCAAGTGCAAGTGGAAGCAGAAACCCGGCGCATAGACGTTACAGGCTTGCTGGGTAAGCCTGCGACCCGGGGTCACATTGTGAATATTGGGGACGCGAAGGCGCTATTGTGGTGGACCTTCGGGCCCCAACGGGTAGGCCCATACGTCCTCCTGCCCGCGGCGGCGGTGGAACTGTCCTTCGCGTTGGAGGTCCTGGAAGTGTCGGACGCTGGGGAAGGTCCTGCAGTGGTGCAACTCTTGTTGCAATGAGAGCTAGGGCTAAGACCTACAAGCGTGGAAGTACCTTTGCCCCTGAAGTGCGCCTAACTGCGGGGCCACGGGCCATGGGCGACACTGGGGATGGAAGCTACACCACCCTATACGGCTACGCGTGGGCAGCTGTGCTGGACAGGGCAGAGCGCCGCTTCCGGCTCTTCCAGGCCCAGGTGCCTGGGGAAGGACCCTGGCCCCTCAACGACCCCCGCGGGCCGGGGGCAGCGGTGTGGGTAGAAGTAGAGGTGCCCCCGCTCCCCCACCCCGTGGAGGAAATCGCCCATATGGGCGTGGCTTTCGACCAGGCGGCCCGGCATGTGGTGGTCTATGAGCGCCAGGGGGAAGTATGGATCCGCCAGTGGGATCCCGTGATCCAGCAGTTTGTGATGCGGGGGCCCTTTCCCGGCCACGACCCGGTAGTCCTCAACGACGCCGTGGTGGGCTACTTCCCCCCGGACTCGGACGTCCTGGTCTGGCACCGTACCCCAGACCGCAAAACGCTGGTCCAACGGGTACAAAGGCAGCTCTACGCTACTGCCCAGGTGCTCCAGACCTTCCAGGAGCCCGTGGTCTTGGACCAGGCGGTCGCCTTGCCCTACCAGATAGAGCTCTTGGGGAGCCTGGTCAGCGCCCTAGACACCACCGGCTACGTCCTACGGTCCGGGCTGTACCCGGTGTATTTGAACCACGCTCTTGGGCAAGCTGCGTTGGTCCCGCCCTCCGAAGGTGCCTACATTCCGGTGGTCATCACGCAAGGCGGCGTTGTAGACCTGCTGGGCACAGCCACACTGAGCGCTCCTACAACGGGGGCATACATTCCCATCGTCATCGTCCAAGATCTTGGTGCGGATGCCTTGGGCCAGGCCCAACTTGCCGCACCCACTGCGGGGGCCTATGTACCCGTGGTTCTGGTCTCTGATGGCATGATGGACGCCTTGGGCACCGCCAGCCTTGCTGCCCCTACTACTGGCAGCTATGCCCTTGTAGTCGTCCGCGTGGACACTATTACCCAACCGGGCTACACGAGCCCCGACGTCCTAGGGACGGCTACTCTGAGCGCCCCCACCACAGGGGCCTACGAACCCGCATGAGGAGGTGTCAGATGAGCAAGCTCTGGAAGCCCGATGATGCTGGCAAGGTTGTCCCGGTTGTCTCGGTGGTGCGCGTGCGCCCACTTCTCCCGCCGCCACCGCAAGCGGGCGTGCGGCTCCAGCCTCAGCACTTGCATTGGCAGATCGGGCGCTACAAGGAGGACCTCAGCTTCGGCCCTGGCGGGCGCGGCAGGCGCAAGCGCTGGGTGGTGGACATGGAGGCGGAGCAGCACAACATCGTGCTCAACAATGCCTATGAGCTCATGGCCGTCCACGGCATAACCCTCTTGACGCGCTATGCAGTCGTCGGTACTGGCTCTACACCTCCGGACCCTAGCCAGCTGGCGTTGGCAAACGAAGTGGTGCGGACCATCATGGACCACACAGGGTCCACCTCTGGGTCGTTCTCCTATACCAGGGTTGCGGACGGCGTTTACGAACAAACCGTTGTGCGGGAGTTCTTGGAAACGGAGGTTGGCAACCGGAACCTGACGGAGTGGGGTTTCAGCCCGGTAGATACCGCAGGGGGCAACCTGATGAGCCGCGAGCTGTTCCGGGACGGGAACGGCAACCCGATTGTGATTTCCCCTGCCTCCGACCAGCGCCTTCGCCTTATCTACAAAACCCGAATCACCCTTTCGCCAGTAGTTCCAGTTCCGGTGTCCATAGACATCAGCGGCATCGGAATAAGGAGCGGCCTTGCGGTTTTGACGCTATCCAGCGCGTGGGGTAGTGGGTTGTTCCCGGATTTGGTCGTAGTTGAAGTTGTCATGACGGGCCGAGTCATAAACAGCGGAGGCAACCCTAATTCGGCCTACCAGGGCGTCTATCTGCACTCCGTTGCCTTTGAGACTTCTTATGCTAGCACAACAATGTCACTAGGCGGTGCACTCGCGAGTAAATGGTCTGGCGTCAAGGGGTACACCCCAAACTCCCGGCAGAGGAAAACGAACCCGGTTACGTTCCTCAGCAACGAAGGCAATGGTACCATACGCACCATTGGGCTTGGGCCGCCGTTGGGCGGCGCTTTCCGCTTTGTGCTCGATCCCGGCCAGGAGTTTACCAAGACCGACCTGTACAAGCTGACCATTGGAGAGTTCACCGTTACCTGGGGGCCGTGATGATACCGCAAGGATGGGCAATCCGAGACCTGGTTGTACCCCCGGATCAGGGGGTGCCCGTTTTGGACGTTGGGCTATTCCCGTTGGCCCGCAAACATGGACGGCACGTCCCGGGAGCAGAGGCCAAAGGGGGCATGGCGCGTTACTGGGACATCCACGGCTTTGTCTGGTACCACGCCGGCGGGATGTTGACCTTGAACCGGGGCATGAAGCGGATCCGCCGCACGGCTAGGGGGGTGGAAGACGTTGCGCACCGGAGGGGTTAGCTGGGGGGTGGTGGCGTTGGGCGGCCTGGCCGCCTTCCTCCTCCTTCGGCCCCGCCCGGCGCCTGCATCGTCGCCCAGCCCCTCCCCTACTCCGGCCACGTGCCCGTACTCCCCGGGTAGCGGCCTCTCCAAGAGCTATGAGGAGCTGATTTACCGTATCCACGAGCGCATTCGCGAGGTGCGTCCCGCCTTGGGCACGTGCATCCCCGCATCGGGCACTCCGTGCACCATGGTGCTGGCCTCCGCTCTAGCCAGTTCCATCAACTACGGCATTCCTCCGGACATCGCCACCGCCTTGGCCTGGCGGGAGAGCCGCTTCAACCTGTACCTGGAGAGCGAGCGCATACGTGCCGCCCTGGTCAAGGGGCGCTGCACCTCGGCGAAGGGGACCGAGATCGGCCCCCTGCAGGTGAAGCCCGCAGCGTTCTGCCAGGTGAACCAGGACCCGCAGAAGCTCCTCGGTATGGACATGACCGGGCGCATCTGGTACGCGGTAGGGGCGGGCTTGGCCTATCTGGAGTGGCTTAGGGGGCAGTTCCCTGGAGCCTCGTGGTACGAGCTCCTCCAGGCCTACAACGTGGGGCCCACCGCCTTCCGCCAGGGCAAGCGAAACCCGAAGTACGCGTGCGCCATCATCGACCGGGCCAACCTCTACACGGAGCTGAAGGTATGAGGGAGCTTCCTTGGGGCATCCTGCTCATGTTTGCGACACTGGCTGTCGCCTTTGCGTTGGCGGGCCTCTGGTGGTGGCTGCTCTTCCTAGGCGGCCTGATCCTTTGGCTTGGGATCGTGGAGCTGTGGGCCGTGCGCCGCACTGGGCTCACCATCTCGGGGCAGTTTCTGGCGTGGGCCCGAAGGCATCCGTGGTGGGCAGGGGTCATGGCCGCCCTTTTGGGCGGGGCTATGGGTTATTTGGTCTACCACCTAACAACGGGCTATTAG